GAAAATATTTAGCTGAAGGTATTATATTTGAAGAAGAAGATAATAAAATTGGGTTAACTGATGAAGTTAAAGATTTTATAGATAATAAGTTTGAGACAATCGAGGATGCTGGTATGGATATAGAGGAGTTAGATGAGTCTGGATATTTTGAGGTAGAATTTATTGAAGAAATCATTGAGGAATTTGATGAAGATGATGATAAAGGTGGTGTAAGTAAAAAAGTTGAAGAATATATACAATCTAAAATAAAATAAAATGGAAAATTTCGATTTAAAAAAATACTTAGCAGAAGGCAAGCTAAATGACATTAAAGAAACAGCAGAAACTGTAGAAGAGGATAGAATGGGAAATGTTGATCTATTTGTAGAATCATCTCTTGAAGATTTAGAACAAGTAGTAAGGAATCTAGCTCACACAGCAGACATGTCCGAAGAAGAAGCAGCAGAGATGGCTATAAAGCATATTCAAGATACGTTTGAAACATTAAATTAAAAACAATAAAGGTAAACAAACAGTAAAATAAAATAAAATTGGATTTACTTACAAAATATTTAAATAACATAGCATATAAATTTCCTAAAGGATATCCTGACATGAATAATGATCAGGATGTTTTGTTGTTGGAAACACTATTGGGTGAAATATTAGGTGAAAAATTTTCATTAATTAATGAAGCCTCAGATGCTGAAGAAGGTATAGAAATCCTTAAAAATAAATTTGAATTTAAGGATGAAGATTTTAAACAAGTATCTGGAAAGAGATACAAAGTATTAGTCCCTAGATCAGAGCGTTTTGATTATGCTCAAAAAATGGATGCTTTAGAAGATTTTACATTTGACTCAAATGCAAGAGGATCTTCAATGGGAGCTGTATTATATAAAGGTGCTTCATTTTTATTAAAACCATCTAACGCACAAGGTAGAGCATCAGCCGGTACTGAAAATGAAGATATTTTAGAAAACGAATTAAAAAAATATCTTGAAGATGGTCCTAAAAATGTAGTATTTATAGGTTCAAACAAAAATTATGCTACTAAAGGAATTAAAGATGTTGTAGGTGTAGGATATGATGTTGCTGGAGGTAAAAAAGCAGATGTTGTACTAAAAGGAGATAGAGATTATCCTATTTCAATAAAGAAAGACAATGCCGGTTTTTGGGAAAGTTCAGACTCAAGATATAAAGATGTAGTAGCAAAACTTTCAGAAAAAATTAAAAGAGGTGATTTTGCACCTGAATTAACGTTTAAACCTTTTACTGATAAATTAGGTAATGAAAAAGAAGGTGTTAATATTATGTATAATTCAAACACAGATAAAAAAGTAACAGGTATTATTGTAACTGATTTACCTTCTAAAGATGAACAATCCATCATATTTGGTTCAGATAATGCTGTTGTAATTTATAGAACATACTCACCTAAAGATTTTAGTTTAGAAGGAGATACAATAAAAGTTGAAGTTTCTAAAATTATAGAAGATTTAAGTGATGTTGAGGAATTTAATGCTGAACCTGTTCTTAACATTAGACATGATTCCACTCGCAAAGCTACAGGTGGTTTAAGAGCAACAGTTCAACCTGAAAACTTGTTATATAAAAATGGAAGTTTAACAGGAGATAAAATAGAATTATCTTATAACGAAATAATGAAATAATATGTGCGACTGCGGATGCAATACTTGCGAAATAAAATCAACGTTAATACTCAATGAAAATTTAACCCCACGTGGTATATTGTCTGAAGGTTTAAAGCACCATATGGACGCTAATAAACCGCTAACAGACCATCTATATCGTGCTGGTTCTGAAAGTTATTTTAACCTATGGGCTGAAGCTCGCTCCTTATATACTCGTAATATTTTAGAGATTACAAATAAAGATGATTTAGCTGTTTTAACTGAAACTAATTTAGGTCATTTTGGTATTGTTGATGGTAAAAAAGTACCATTAGATTTTCCTATTGAGTTAAATGAGCAAATGGATCTTGAAGATGAGTTAGCGAATATGGAATTCGGAATGGATTATGACCAATTAGGTGATAATGAAAAAGAATGGGTTCGTGATGAAATGGACAATATGTCTATGAATGAAATTAAAGATGAAAATTTTGTTAAAGGTATTGAATTATTAAAATCTACTTTATCAAAAGAAGGTGGTGCTGCTGGTTTAGAGCCATTAGTAAAAGCATTATCTGGTTTAGGATTTAGTAAAGATGAAGTTGTTGATTTAATTAAGAAAAATATTAATATTAAGCAACATAGAGATGGTGATTATATTTTATTACCCTTAGAAGAAGCTAAAAAGAAAGCTAAGAAAAATACTAAAAAATTAAATAAACCAATGCGTGATACTTCAGGAGGTAAAGCATATAAGGTTTATGTTAAAGATCCTAAAACCAAAAATATCAAAACCATACGTTTTGGTTCAGGTGGTTTAAGAGCTAAAATTAACGATAAAAAAGCAAGAAATGCTTTTGCAGCCCGTCATAAATGCTCAACTAAAAAAGACAAAACTAAAGCAGGTTACTGGAGTTGTAGACTTCCTCGTTATGCTAAATTATTAGGCTTAAAATCAAACTTCAGTGGATTCTGGTAAACCTTACATAGATTTAGAAGTTACAGATAATTTTACCATTCGTGAATTTGGGGGTAATATAGACCCAATTGAATTGATGTGGCATCGTGATGATGAAGATCGAACAATTGAAATAGTAGGTAATACAGATTGGAAAATACAATTGGACAACTGCTTGCCTTCCCTAATAGAAGGTCGTATATTTATAGCAAAGCACGAGTGGCATAGGGTTATTAAAGGAATAGGAAAATTAACTTTAAAAATATACAAAAATAAATAACATATAGACTGATTCATAGCCAGTCGATTATTAAAAAATTTCATGCATCTGTGGCGCAATCATTTGAATATCATTTGGATTGTGCCATTATTTTTCGTATATTAACATATAAATAAGAATACAATATGGATAAAAATATAGTAATGGTTGGGGCAGGAGTAGCAAATGTGAATGCTGCCACTAAATTAATTGATGAAGGTTTTAAAGGTAAAATTACTATTATTGATATGGGTAAAAACCCATATGACAGAAAATACTCTGAAGTGATGGAAGGCTTTTTAGGAGCTGGAGGTTGGTCAGATGGTAAATTAACTTATCATACATCAATTGGTGGTCAATTAAGTAAATATTGTGGTGAAGAAAAAGCAATGGAGTTATTTGATCAGGTAATTGATAATTTTAAACGCTTCCACCCCAACCCATCAGAAGTACAATGTTCTGATCCTCAAGCAGAACCAGATTTTATTAAACCATATTTTGGATTAAGACTATTCCCAGTATGGCATGTTGGTACAGATTATTTACATGAAATAGGTAAAAATTGGTATGATTTTTTAGTTGATGGGGGTGTTGAATTTATATGGGAAACTAAAGTATCAGATATTGATTTCGATAACAATAAGGTATTTTATACTAAAATAGCCGAAATGGATAGTAGAGAACTACCAGGAGATTTACAATGGGTTAGTATGAATTCAATAGAATATGATAAACTCATATTTGGTGTAGGTAAATCAGGTATTGACTTTGGTAAACAATTAGCTGAAAAATATGACTTACCTACAGAACCAAAACCAGTACAAATAGGTGTTCGATTTGAAGCACCACAAAAACACTTTCAAAAATTAATTGATGTATCTTATGATTTTAAATTATATAGAAAATTTGAAGATAAAGGTGTATCGCTTCGCTCATTCTGTACAAACAACAATGCAGCCTATGTAGCAGTTGAAGAAACATATGGTGATCACTCGTATAACGGACATGCTAAAAAAGGTGAAGCATTTAGAAATAATATGACAAATTTTGGCATTTTAATGGAAGTTCAGGGCATTGAAAAACCATTTGAATGGTCTAGAGAATTAGTAGGTAAAGTACAAAAAGAAAGGACTGGACTATTTTACAGCCCCACAAGAAAACCTACCACCACATCTGAAGGTATAGGTGTAAGTGCATTTCAAATTGATTCATTAGATGAAATTAGGGAAGCATTTCAAGGATATTACACGTACATTGATGATTTTATTGATGATATGAAAAAAGTATTTCCTACATTAGGAGATGATTGGGGTGTATATGTACCGGAGATTAAGTATCTTTCACCAGAACCATTGGTTAATTATAAAGATTTATCCATTACCAAATACCCCAATGTTCACTTCGTTGGAGATGCATTAAGTGCTCGCGGAATAACTGTAAGTGGTAGTCAAGGAACATTAGTAGCAGAACAAATACTAGAACAAATACTAGAACAAAATAAAAAGTAATAACAGTTAAAACAAAAACGATGACAGAAAAATTATTTGAAGTAAAAACTATTAATTCTAGAGGAGCAAAACATTACCTAATGAGATTAATAGGTGAAATTCCATGGAAACATCATAGATGGGATGGGCCAGCCATTGTACCAAATAATAGAAGTAGTGAATTCAAAAAATCCTACTTCCTAAATGGGGTTGAATATGATAGTGAAGAATACTCAGAAATATTAAAGGAAAGAGAAGGTTTACCATGGTACAAACAAGCAGCACCTAAAGGAGTAACCCATAGAAATTAACATAAGAAGAAAAAAATGCCAACAAAGAAAATAATAGCGGAATTTAAAGAAGCAAACCCAAAAGAAATAAGATATGCAATATTGGAAAATTTCTTTTTTGGATTAAGTGGAGCAGCTATAATGCCCTTTATCGCGCTAAGAATTGACATAGCAGTACTTATAGGTTACTTAATACATTACTTTTACATTTCAAAAGTTATTAATAGACCTAAATATACAACAAGTTTAGCTAAGTTTATTTTATTTCCAATTCCAACAGCATTAGGTGGATTTGTAGGGTATAAGATAGCTTATTTCATCTCCCAATATCTTGGTCAATACGTCCAATAAAAAGTGGAAGAAAAAGAAATTATAAAGTTAATTAATAAACTACATAACAATCATATATGAAAAGAGATGGAACACAATTCTACACAAAAGGGGGAAAATTAATTGATATGTCTTCTTGGGATAAAAACAATAATCTTGATGAGTTGCATAGTAAATATGGGTGGGAAGGAACAATGGCTTATGGAAATTTAATTAATGATGAGTTAAATTTTAAGGGTCCTGGGATTCAACGTGGTGACATATATTTAGATTTAGGAGCTAATATAGGAATGTCTTCTTTAAGAGCAGAGATATCAGGAGCTTCAAAACTATACTGCATAGAACCTGATCCCCAAGTTTATGATGCTTTAGAAATGAATAAATCTAGTAATTGGGAAATATTTAACATAGCAATTGCTGATTATATAGGATTAATAGAAATACCAAAATGGCCTGATTGGGCTGATTTAACCCCTCGTGCCTGTTTTACATTGGAACACTTTTTTCAAATAAATAATATCAGCCATATTGATTATATGAAAGTAGATATTGAAGGTCATGAAATAAAAATACTACCATCAATACCTAAATCAGTATATGATAAAATATCTAAAGTTTTTATTGAATATCATGAAAATACTCAAATATCTAATGAGGACAGAGATAATAATAGGTTAAAGTTTATCAATAGTATTATAAGTAAAGGTTATAATAATCATCACATACACCTTGGATATCACCAAAGTTTTATGTATTTTTGGAAATAAATTATAAATTATGAAAATAGGATTATGTGGTACGATGTCAGTAGGTAAAACTACATTAGTTAATGCTCTTAAAGAGCTACCAGAATTTAAAGATTATGTTACTAGAATTGAGCGTTCTAAAGAATTAATGTCAATGGGTATCCCATTAAATACAGATTCAACCTTTAAAGGTCAATGTGTATTTTTAGCAGAACGAGCAGGTGAACTAATGTATGATAACATCATTACAGATCGTACTATAATTGATGTTATGGCGTTTGCTAATTGTTCTACTTCAATGGACATACATGATAAAGATGATTTTGAAGTACTATCATCACGATTAATAAGGGAATACGATTATATATTTTATGTTTCTCCTGAAGGTGTTGAAATTGAAGATAATGGTATTCGTGAAACTAACCCCAAATATAGGAATACTATAGATAATTCTATTAATAATATCATCAATAAATATAATCATAGAATTAAAAACCTACACACCCTATCAGGTAGTACCGAAGAACGTATAGAGTTAGTTAAACAAACAATATTCCCGTGATATTTATAACAAAATAACTACATAATGAAAAAATCAGAACTTCAAAAATCCATTAAAGAAGAAATATTTGAGATTTTGTCTGAAGAAACAGCAGATGAGATTAAAGATAAAACTTCAGCACAGGCTGAATTAAATAAGGAACTTGAAAAAACTGCAGAACTTACAAATGAAGCTGAAGATATGGATGATGTAGAAATGGATAAAAAAGCATCAAAGGCAGCTAAAAAAGGAGATTCTGTTTCTAAGATTGCTAATAAATTAAAAGAAACTGATAGTCAAATGAAATCCATAGTTAAAAAATGGAAAAATTCAGAAGAACCAGAAAAAAGTAAATTGTTAACTCGTTTAAAGGAATTGACCAAAATAAAGAAAGAACTTGAAGGTCTTCTTTAGAAATATCCAAACTCTACTCATTGTAGTGTTAGTTGTAATTATCTTTTTTATGAGAGCTTGCTCTGGAGATGGTAAAAATAACAATAATGTTACTATCACTACCCCTTCAACTATTACTGAAACTAGGGTTGAATGGGATACGTTAAAAATCGATAGTTTAGTGTATGTACCGCGATGGAAAACTAAAACCAACATAGTCCATGATACCATCCTTGCTGATATTGATACATTAAAAATTTTAAAAGATTATTATGCTAAATATTTCTATGCAGATACTTTAAATTTAGATTCATTAGGAAACATTGTTATAAAGGATACTATAAGTAGAAATTCAATTATATTTAGAAAAATTACCCCTAATATACTATTCCCAACTACAACTACTACAAATACAGTTTATATTAATAGAAGAGAATTTTATGGTGGTTTTGGTATAAAAGGAAGATCTAACCAATTAAACTATTTAGGTGGAGAGTTACTATTTAGAACAAAAAATGAACAAGCTTATAGTGTTGGGGTAGGTATTAATCAAGACTTTCAACCTGTTTTAGGGTTTGGAATGTATTGGAAATTTAATAAATAATGGCCGAAGATTTTAAAAAAATAATCAGGCAGGAATATTTAAAATGTGCCCAAGATCCGGCTCATTTTATGAAAAAATACTGCTACATTCAACACCCTCAAAGGGGAAGAATACAATTTAATTTATACCCATTTCAAGAAAAAACCCTCCATGTTTTTAGAGATAATCCTTACTCGATTATATTAAAATCTAGACAATTAGGCATCTCTACACTATCAGCCGGCCATTCTTTATGGTTAATGTTATTTCATAAAGATAAAAACATACTCTGTATTGCGACTAAACAAGAAACAGCTCGTAACATGGTTACAAAGGTTAAATTCATGTATGATAACCTACCATCATGGCTTAAAATACCAGCAGAAGAAAATAACAAATTATCACTTAGGTTAAATAATGGGTCTATTATAAAGGCAACATCTGCTAGTAGTGATGCAGGTAGATCAGAAGCCGTTTCATTACTTTTAATTGATGAGGCAGCTTTTATTGATAATATTGGTGAAATTTGGGCATCTGCTCAACAAACCCTAGCAACTGGTGGTGGTGCTATAGTATTAAGTACACCTTATGGTACAGGTAATTGGTTTCATAAAACATGGGTTAATGCTGAATCTCAAGAAAACCAATTTATCCCAATAAAACTTCCATGGTGGGTTCACCCCGAAAGAGACCAAACTTGGAGAGATTCACAAGATGCTTTACTAGGAGATCCTAGGCTAGCCTCTCAGGAATGTGATTGTGATTTTAGTACATCGGGTGATACCGTATTTTATTCAGAGTGGATAGAGTTTATAAAAGAAACAACAGTAAAAGAACCTTTAGAAAGGAGAGGTGTTGATCAAAACCTATGGATTTGGGAACCTGCAGATTATTCTAGAGAATATACAATTACAGCAGATGTAGCTAGAGGTGATGGTAAGGATTTTTCAGCATGTCATGTGATGGATATTCAAACAAATACCCAAGTAGCAGAGTATAAAGGTCAAATATCACCTAAGGAGTATGGTTATTTCCTTACAGGTCTAGCCACAGAGTATAATAATGCTATGTTAGTAGTAGAAAATGCTAATATTGGGTGGGCAACTTTAGATGCAATAGAAGAAAGAGGATATCGAAATTTATATAGATCACCTAAAACTGATAAAATGACAGCAGAATCCTATTTAAGAGCTTATGAAAGTAGTTCTGAAATGGTACCTGGTTTTACAATGTCTATGAGAACAAGACCCTTATGTATTAATAAGTTCAGAGAATTTATTGGTGATAGGTCCGTGACAATCCGTTCAAAACGCTTATTGGAAGAGATGAAAGTATTCATTTGGAAAAATGGAAGACCAGAAGCTCAAGGAGGCTACAATGATGACTTGGTTATGTCATTTGGAATCGGTATGTTTCTAAGAGACACATCGTTAAAGTTTCAACAACAAGGTTTAGATATGGCACGCGCATCATTAAGTGGAATAAAATCAAATAAATCTAACTACAGCGGAGCATATTCAAATAATAATTCAACAAACCCATATGATGTTAAAATTAATGGTGAATCCCATGATATTAAATGGTTATTATAATATTTATAAATAAATAAAAAATGGCAGATAAAGGTTTATTTCCAAGATTAAAAAGATTATTTTCTACTGATGTTATCATTCGCAATACTGGGGGGGATCAACTAAATGTTTTTGATGTTAATAAAATACAACAATCTGGTGAGATTGAAACAAATTCATTAGTTGATAGATTTAATAGAATTTATTCTAATTCCTCAACATCTTTACTAGGAGCACAACAAAATTTAAACTATCAATATTTAAGACCCCAACTATACTCAGAATATGATGCTATGGATACTGATGCTATTATTGCATCTGCTCTAGACATCATAGCTGATGAGTCAACTCTTAAAAATGATATGGGTGAGGTATTACAAATTAAATCCCCAGATGAAGACATCCAGAAAATACTATATAATTTATTCTATGATGTTTTAAATATTGAATTCAACCTTTGGCCTTGGGTTAGAAATTTATGTAAATATGGTGACTTTTTCTTAAAATTAGAAATAGCGGAAAAGTTTGGAGTTTATAATGTTATCCCTTACACAGCATTTCATATTGAAAGATTAGAAGGATTAGATAAAGAAAACCCAAGCGAAATTAAATTTAGATTTGATCCTGATGGTATCGCAGCCTCAGATTCTGGGTATTATAGTGTGCCAAATCAAGGAAATATAGAAAATGCTATTATATTTGATAATTACGAAATGGCTCATTTCCGTTTACTTACAGATATGAATTTCTTACCTTATGGTAGAAGTTATATTGAACCTGCTCGTAAATTGTTTAAACAATATGTCTTAATGGAAGATGCTATGTTAATCCATAGAATTGTACGTGCACCTGAAAAACGTGTATTTTACATGAATGTTGGTGCAATACCTCCAAATGAGGTAGATGCATTTATGGAAAAAACATTAAGCAAATTAAAGCGTACCCCCCACGTTGATGAAAAAACAGGAGAGTATAATTTAAGATATAACATGCAGAATTTACTTGAAGATTATTACATACCTGTTAGAGGTAATGATCAATCTACAAAAATAGATACAGCTAATGGCTTACAATGGGATGGTATCGAAGATGTAAACTATTTAAGAGATAAACTATTTGCTGCTCTTAAAGTACCCAAAGCATTTATGGGTTATGATGAAAACACAGATGGTAAAGCTACACTAGCCGCACAAGATATTAGATTTGCACGTACAATTGAACGTATTCAAAGAATCGTAGTATCTGAATTGTATAAAATAGCATTAGTTCACCTTTATACTCAAGGTTATAAAGAAGAACAATTAGCTAACTTTGAATTATCACTAACAACCCCATCTATTATATATGATCAGGAAAGGGTTGCATTGATGAAAGAAAAAATGGATTTAGCAGCTCAAATGACTGATACAAATCTATTCCCAACTGATTTTATCTATGATCACCTCTTCCACCTAAGTGAAGATCAGTATGATGGTTTTAGAGATTTAATTAGAGAAGATGCTAAGCGTAAATTTAGAATTGACCAAATTGAAGCAGAAGGCAATGATCCAGTAGAAACAGGAAAATCATATGGAACGCCTCATGATTTAGCTTCACTATATGGTAAAGGGAGAACATATTCAGATCCTGGTAATGTTCCAAAACCAGAAGTATATGATGATGCAAATCCATTAGGACGTCCAAAAGAGAAAGTATCTAAACGTAATACTCAAGATGATAATTTTGGTAAAGATAGGTTAGGTACTAAAGGAATGAAAAAAGATTACGATGATACTGATAAAAGTCCTTTAACTTTAGAAAATAATGCTAGAGTATACCAACATCAAACTATGTTAAATCAAATCCCACTAAGTGATAAAAAATTAGTATTCGAGCAAAAAGAAAAAGGTGAATCATTATTAGATGAATCAAATATTAAGGAATAATAATTTTATTATATTTATAAATAAATAAGTATTGATGTATATAAAACACTCAAAATTTAAAAATACAGGTATTCTATTCGAAGTACTAGTAAGAAAAATTACAGCGGATACACTATCTGGAAATGATTCAGCAGCAATTAAAATATTAAAAAAATATTATGTTAATACTGAATTAGGAAAAGAATATAAATTATATGAAACTGTATTTAAATCTAAAAACTTAGATGAAAATAGAGCTAATGCCGTTCTTTCTACAATATTAGAGACATCAAAAAAACTTAATAGAACTAGAATTAGAAAGGAAAAATATAACCTAATTAGTGAATTAAAAGAACACTATAATGTACAAGATTTATTTAGAACTAAACTAAGTGATTACAAGGCACAAGCATCTCTTTTTACCTTAGTTGAAGCCTATAACACTGATAGATTAATTGATCCCAATCAAATTATAGATAATAAGGTTACACTATTAGAATTTCTTACTAAAAAACCAATTGAACGGGAGGAAGTGAAAGAAGATGTAATTGAAGAATTTAAATCTTATGATAAAGATCTTCGCAATTTAACTTATTTTGTTTTATTAGAAAAGTTTAACAATAAGTATTCTGGGTTAAATGTAAGGCAGAAAAATATTCTTAAAAAATTCATTGAGTCTGTAGATAATACTCCCCAATTAAAAGAGTTTTACAATAAAGAAGTATCTTTCATTGTTGAAAATATTAAAAAGGAAATTAAAAAGACCAAAAGTGAAGTAATAAAAATTAAATTAAATGAAGTATCTAATTTGGTTAAAGAGCTAGATAAAAACTCTACGATTGAAAGTAATAATTTAGTTGATTTATTACAATACCACTCATTGTTAGATGAACTTAGAAAAGCAAATGGATAATATAAAAGAACAACTTAAACCTAAAGATGTAGATCCAACATTACTCAAAAGACTTGAGGATAAGTATGGGCCTATTGATATGGTAAATGATTTTTTTACTGCTGATTTAGATACTTATTTCAAAACAACTGAAGTAGATAAAATAACAGGATCAATTGGGCATAAAGTTATTAAATTAGCTTCATTTGGGGATTCATTGCAAAAGATGTATAGTGCTTTAAAAACATTAAAATTATTACTAGCCACAGATGATGCTCGTAATGATGGAACAATTCAAAAAATCCTTGATGATTTTAGAGAAGTTTTTAATAAATATAGAACACATCTTAGAACAAGCTACCCAGACCAATATAGACAAATAAAAGATCAATTAAAGGAAATATCAGGCACTGGAGGTGGAGCAGGTTCGGCTTCATTTAGTGGTGGAACTGGAATGCAGTACGCTACACCATATGCTTTTAGAAGGAAAGGTCAAAAAGCAAGTGATAAAGCTTATAAAGAATTAGGTTATACAGATGTTAAAGAAGGAATTGGAGCTACTTTAGGTCCAGGTCCTAAAGCAACTGAAGATGGCGTTAAAGATAACGCGTATGTTAAACAATTTAAATATAAGCTAGTACCAAAAAACAAAAAAGGAAATTACGTCCAAAAAGATTCTGGGTTAGAAGTTAAGCAACTATTTGAAGCTGAAAGTGCAAAAGAATTCCAAAATAAAAGAATAGTGGCATTTGATCAAGTAGAACAAGAACTTAACGATATTTATAAAATGTTGAGTAATGCTAAAAATGAAACTGTAGATTATTATAACAGTAATGAATCATCATATAATGTTTTAAAACCAACAGATCTAATTTTAGATTATATTAAAGATATAAAATCCCTATTAAAAAACTAATAAATGAAAACACTACAAAACCAATATAACCTTATTAAAGAAGGTAAAGGAAATAAAGAAATCTTTTTAAAAGAAGCTAAAAGACAATTTCCAAGTTTAGTTCGTAATGCTGCTAATTTTTTAGAAGCAACAACAATCCTCTCCAAACGTTCTATTATATCCGAAAGTTTATGGGGTGTAGCATCCACATCAACTGAGAAACCAGATTGGTTTTCTATATTTGATGAAAACATGAATGTGATTGCTGAAGAAGCTAAATCAGTAGAGAAAAAAACATCTAAAGAAGTAACTGATTTACAGGCACCAACTAAAGGGTACGATTATAAAGATGATAAAAAGCTTAATAATGTATCAGGTGAACAATTCCGTCAGGGGTATTTTACAGAGCTTACGGATGTAGATAATAAAGATAAATCTAAAGAAGAATTAATTGATTTAGTCATTAAAAATATTGATAAAAACCCACTATACTATGTTGAAGAAGCTCAATTTGGGATTAAGGGAATTGGATATAGCGAAGATGAACCAGCTTTAGGTAAAGGTAAAATGGTTAAAAATTCAGGAGTTGGTGGTGGATATGGTGAAGCAACTAAAAAAGATTTTCCTAAAGGTGAAATAGGAACTGGTTATTTAAAATTAAAAGAAAATAAAATGATAAAATTAGTAGATTTATTAAATGAAACACCTTTAGGTGAAAAGCCAAAGGTAAAAGTTAAAAGTAAAGTTAAAAAAGAAACTACAGATTCTAAATTAGCTGAATTAGAAAAAAATGGAAAAATTGCTACTATGGAGCTACAAATTGAAGCTTTAGATGAAATAATTGAATCCAAAAATCAAAGAATTTCTATGGTAAGTGAAGATGAAAACTTATCTGAATTGGTTGATAAAAGGAAAATGAAAGAAATGCAACGTGAAGTAAAAGTACTTGAAAAGCGTAAGGCACAGATGGAAAGGTTATATGAAAAAATGTGTGGTAAAGCATATAAAAGGATGGTTGATGAAGGTAGCAATGATAATAGCAATCTTGGAAGTAATGAAAATTCAAATGAAAATAGCAATGATGCACCTGAATCATACTCAGGGTTAAACAAATACAAAGGATAAGATGACTAAACTCCTAATTGAAACTCACATATTTAAACCTAACGCGTCAAGGTTATCTGAATCTAAATCAGAGAGAGGTCTTCCATTAGTAGAAGGTATCTTAGCTACAGCTGAAGTAAAAAACGGCAATGGTAGATATTACTCAAAAGAATTATGGGATAGAGAAATTGACAAATATAGAGTATTAGTTGATGAGAATAGAGCAATGGGTGAATTAGATCACCCTGAATCCTCAGTAATAAATCTACAAAATGTATCACACAATATCTCAGATATGTGGTGGGATGGTGATCATGTAATGGGTAAAATAGAAATTTTACCTACCCCAAATGGTAACATATTAAAAGCATTAGTTGAAAGTGGCATTACTGTAGGTGTATCATCTCGTGGTATGGGCTCACTTAAAGATGTAGGTGGGTTAATGGAGGTACAAGATGATTTTGAATTATTATGTTGGGATTTTGTCTCAACCCCTTCAAACCCAGATTCATTCATGCATTTAGTAAAAGAAAATAAAGATTTTAAATCTCAAGATAAATACAAAATCGTAAATAACATATTAGGCGAAATACTTTGTTCTAATGGATATTGTCCTGTTATTTAACCCCAATTAAAATATTATCCTAAGTTAAAGCCCGCTTTTGCGGGCTTTTTATTTCTTTTTTATATTTTAGGATACTTTTATATATGTATACCCATAATATGTCATCTCTTATATGACATCAATTCAAATTATAAATCCCTATTACGTTTCTTGAATAAACGTAGTTTCCCAACAAAAAAATTTAGGAAAAATGAACAGAACTTTTTTAAAAGAAGCAATCGCTGATGCTAAAGCAGTCAAAGAATCTGCAATAGCAAATGCCAAAGTCGCTCTTGAAGAAGCTTTCACACCACAAATCCAATCCATGTTTGCTAGTAAAATAGAAGAAATGGAAAAAGATGAAATGGAAGAAGGCTATGACGAGATGGATGAGGCTAAAGATGCTGAAAAAATGGATGAAGAAATGTCAAACCCAGTAATGCGTAAAGGTGATCGAGGTGATAATAGAGCCGAAAGAGAAACTGAACGTATGCGTGAAGAAGAAGACATGGACTTAGACGAAATTTTAGCAGAGTTAGAAAAAGATGACATGGACGAAGAAATGCGTAAAGATGGCATGGACGAAGAAATGAAAGATGAAAAATCTAAAGAGCTTAATGAAGCAGAAGATGCTGAAGAAGAAGGCTACGAAGATGGTATGGAAGATGAAAAAGATGACATGGAAGGTGAAGACGACGAAGACGTTGACTTAGAAGATATGTCTGAAGATGATCTTAAATCATTCATCGAAGATGTAATCGAAGATATGGTATCAGCTGGTGAGTTGGAACCTGGTGAGTCTTTCGAAGATGATGGAGATGTAGAAGTCGAAGACGATGTAGATGTTGAATTTGATGATGATATTGAAATCGAAGAAGCAAAAAAGCAAGGGTATGATGACAGATTAGACGATGCTGAAGGTTCAAAACATGGTAAGAAAAAGCAAGACATGAAACAACGTCGTGCTGATTCTGAAAACATGGAAAAAGCTGATGGTAAGAGAAAATTTGCAGGTGACTCCAGAATGAAAGAAGAATTAAATGAAGCTTATGCTACAGTTAAAACTTTAAGAACTGAGTTAAATGAAATCAACTTACTTAATGCTAAGTTACTATACACAAATAAAGTGTTTCGTGGTGCAAATTTATCGGAACAACAAAAGGTTAAGGTTTTAGGTGCTTTTGATAAAGCTGAAACTGTTAGAGAAGCAAAACTTGTATTTGAAACTATTAATAATAGCTTTAAAGAAAAGAAAAATCCTATTAGCGAAAGCTTTAAAGGGAGTGCTTCAGCAGCAACATCTCCAAAACGAACTACAATACGCCCTATTGTTGAAACAGATGAAATGGTATTACGATTCAAAAAATTAGCCGGAATCGTCTAATTTAAATTCAAACAATTTTAAAAATAAAAACAAAAAAAAAATGAGTCAATTAAATTCTCTATTAGAAAGTGCTAACCCTCACAAATCACTACAAAGTGATGCTGCAAGGTTAGCCAATAAGTGGAGCAAGACAGGTTTATTGGAAGGTGCCGGAAACGAAACTGAAAAAAACAATATGTCTATGATCCTAGAAAATCAAGCAAAGCAACTTGTAACTGAAGCTTCAAACACAGGTGGTGGAGCAGGTTCAGGTACATTTACAGCTGGAACAGGTGCTCAGTGGGCAGGTGTTGCTTTACCATTGGTAAGAAAAGTATTTGGACAAATCGCAGCGAAAGAATTCGTTTCGGTTCAACCAATGAATTTACCTTCTGGTCTAGTATTTTATCTAGATTTCCAATATGGTACTACAAAATCTCCATTTACAGCTGGAGAGTCTATGTATGGTAATACTGGAACAAACCCATCAACACTTCCATTTGGAAATACAAGCACAGGTGGTGCTTATGGTGCTGGACGTTTTGGGTATTCTATTAATAATACTCAATCTTTACCATTTATAGCCGTTTCAAGTTCTGTTGATTGGTATACGGATTTAAATGCTGATTCTTCAGTATCTCAATCTTATACATCAGGTAATTTAGTTAACGTTGCTGGAACCGGTATTGCAGGTGCTAAGCAAATTGGTATGATATTAGTACCAGCTGCTAGCTTGCCTAATTATGATACTAGAGGTGTTAGAGCTTTCCGTTTATCAGGTTCAATTGCTAACATACCATTAGTTACAGTTCAATTCCCAGAATTTACAAAAGTAACTCAATCAGCAGGTGTTGATAATATTGCTTTCTTTGTAGATTCATCTATTAATACAGCAACAGCTGGAGCAGGACAAGCAACTAACATTACAGTTGAGTATACTCTACAAACTCTTGACAATGAAAGAGGTGATTTTGAACAAGGAAATGATAACCTTAATGGTGACAACACTCCTATCACAATCCCACAAATTAATGTTCAAATGCAGTCTGAAGCAATTGTTGCTAAGACACGTAAATTGAAAGCTGTTTGGACTCCAGAATTTGCTCAAGATTTAAATGCTTACCATTCTTTAGATGCTGAAGCTGAATTAACTTCAATCATGAGTGAGTATATCTCATTAGAAATTGATTTAGAAATTCTTGATATGTTGATTGAATCTGCTGCTGCTGGTACTGAGTACTGGAGTGCACAGAATAACTTAGCATTAGCTTCTTCAGGTGTTGTAAATTCTGATTTAGGATTCTTCAATTCTCAAGGACAATGGTTCCAAACATTAGGAACAAAAATCCAGAAATTAAGTAACATCATTCACCAGAAAACACTTAGAGGTGGAGCAAATTTCTTAGTATGTTCTCCAACAGTAGCTACAATTTTGGAATCAATTCCAGGATTTGCTAGTACTTCTGACGGCGATGCAGCTAAAATGAGCTATGCATTTGGTGTACAAAAATCAGGTACTATTAACAGTAGATATACGGTTTACAAAAATCCATATATGACTGAAAATACAATCCTAATGGGCTTTAGAGGCGGACAATTCTTGGAAGCAGGTGCAGTATTTGCTCCATACATTCCATTAATTATGACTCCATTGGTATACGATCCAGAAACATTTACACCACGTAAAGGTTTACTTACTCGTTATGCTAAGAAAGTAGTAAGACCAGAATTTTATGGTAAAATTTATGTTGAAGGATTAAATACTCTTTAATATTAATTAACCATAAGGTTTAAATAATAGAAAGGGACGCATTTTGCGTCCCTTTTTTTTTCTAAAAATTTAAATATTATACTTGTATTTGTTTAATATGTATAAATGAAAATGTAGTTATATAAATGGGAAGGTATAATATATTGTTAGATTTTAGTATAATGCGACATAATAGCGGTTATAATCAATTAAGTACCTAACTATGGCACAATCATTAATACCATCATACCTTATATGTTCTACATAAATTTACTAATCATTTAATAATAAATTATGGCCTCAGATCACCATACCGATGAAGTATTTAGACAGAAAAAACTAGTAAAAAACCCAATAAAATTTAGACTCCAACTTAATGAAGAGCAAAAGTTAGCAAAAGAAAAAATTTTAAATAATACTTTAACAGTATTAGCAGGTAGAGCAGGCTCAGGAAAAACTCTATTAGCATGTCAAGTAGCATTAGATGGCATTTTTAGAAAACAATATGAAAAAATAATTATCACCAGACCTACGGTATCTAAAGAGGAAATAGGTTTCCTACCAGGTGATTTAAGAGAAAAAATGGATCCTTGGATTCAACCAATTTATCAAAATATGTATGCCTTATATGATAAGGTAAAAATTGAAAAATTAATTGAAGATGGAAAGATTGAAATTGTACCATTAGCATTTATGAGAGGTAGAACATTTTTAGATTCCTGCATTATTGTAGATGAAGCTCAAAATGTAACTCATGAACAAATGGAAATGATTGCTACTCGTATAGGTTTAAGAAGTAAAATGATTGTGTGTGGGGATGACCATCAAGTAGATTTAAAATCAAGACGTGAGTCTGGATTTCGATTTTTATATACAGCTGGTCGTAAGATTAAAAAAATGTGTTCTGTTACTTTACTTACTAATCATAGAGATCCAATTGTAGATGATTTAATTGAAATTTATTTAGTTGCTGAAGAAAAAGGAATATTTAAAGGGACTTCTGGAAGTAGTGGAAAATTTAAAAAATAATTAAAAAATATATGTATCTTAGGGGGGGTTCTTAAATTGAACCCCCTTTTCTATATATTTATAACTAAAAACAACATGGCATCATTACTTAAACCGTCAAATTTTCAAATTAAAATTAAGGAAGAGCATATAGTTAAAGGTATAAAAACACTAAATGAAACCTTCTTTACTTTAGGGAACATTACTAATGTTGATAGGAGAATAGTAACCATACCTGGTAGTACTAATATTCATTTATTTGATGTTAATGGTATTAAACCAGCAGCTGGTACATTCCCATCAAGTAGTATGAAATATGCCAGAATTTCTAACTTAGATACTTCTTCAAGTTTAGCAGTTTCATTTACATCATCCAAAGCACCAGATGGCCAAGGAGTAACTGGAACAGATATATCAGCTTCATTAAATTCTGGAACTGGTAATGGTGGGATAATAGGATTATATGTAAATGTGCCAACAACAGCTTCAGGCGCTGAACCAACTATTACAGGTTCAGGAATGACATTAGACATAACAATTTCATCTTCTTTAGAAAATGCTGATTCACTTACCACAAATATAGATGCTACTAATTGTGGTATAGGTAATGCATTTTCATTTATAACCCCATTAGAGGGAGGATCAGGAATAAATGCAACAGCATCTGTAACCATTGGAAATTCTGATTTAACAGCACCTTTTGTAAATAACGTAACAGTATCTTCTTCAAATGCTTATGGATACCTTGCAGGGGATGTCTTAACAATACCAACAGGCAATTTAGGAATAGGCCAATTAGTAACAAGTCGAGCATTTACACTTAACGGAAATACACCCACAGTATCAATTAATGTTACAAGAACATTTTCGATTCATACTACAACAGGCTTTGGAGGAACAGCAACCGTTGTTTCAGTAGGAGGAATTATAACATCTGTAACTGCTATTAATTTAGGTACAGCTTATCAAGCTGCTCAAGTAGTTACAATCTCACAACAAGAACTAACAAATCAAGGGTTTGGAACTGTAACAGGTGGAGATTTAACTTTTACTTTAATAGCCGGAGATGTTCAAAACTCATCTCAAGTAACTTTAACAGCCCTAACTACATCAAATGTAATATCAGCTATAACAAGTGCAAAAATAAATCAAGGTGGAAGTGGGTATGAAGTTGGGGAAGAAATAACAGTAGAACCTCTTTATTTAGGAGGTGCTAATTCCCCAGTATTTCGTTTAGTAGCATCAGATTTTACTGAAAACGGTCCTAGAAGTTATTGGTCAATGAATTTATTACCAACATCATCATTAATGTTTTCAAGCCCTGAAGTAACAGGTAGTATGTTTAATGGGTTTTGGGGGCAAGATGTAGAATTTGTTTCAATTATGAGTAATGCACCACTTGCATCAAGAACAGATGTGGAATATGTAGTAGTTAACTCTGACAATGCAACTAGTTAAAAAGTAAAAATATGGCAAATATACCAATATACCCAGGCTCAAGCTCATTTCACCCTGGTGAAACTCCTTTTGGATTTTATGATAGTGATATAGAATTTCAACAAGATGCAGATAAATTTACAACATTTGCTTCTCGTCGTTTAGGTTACCCCATTGTAGATGTAGAATTACAAGATCTTAACTTTTATGCTGCTTTTGAAGAAGCTGTTACGGTTTATGGTAATGAAATATATGCATATAAAATTAGAGAAAATTATCTTACTTTAGAAGGAGCAGATGATACTATTAATGTTAATAATGTTGTTATAACCCCTAATTTAGGAAGAGTAATAGCAATGTCACAACAATATGGAGTTGAAGCTGGAACCGGTGGTAATGTAGATTGGCACACAGGTTCAATTGCTTTAACAAAATCCATACAAGATTATGATTTAGAAGTTTGGGCTGATCAAAATATACCCCATTATAGAGGACATGATATAGAAATTATGAGAGTGTTTTACGAAGCACCTCCAGCAATATTGAGATATTTTGATCCTTATGTAGGTGAAGGTATGGGTACAATGGATATGATGGATACTTTTGGTTGGGGTGATTACTCGCCAGCTGGAGTAGATTTTATGTTAATGCCTATTAATTATGACTTACAAGTTATCCAACAAATAGAGTTTAATGATATGATCAGAAGAGCAAATTACTCTTTTGAAATGCATAATAACCATTTAAGGATATTCCCAATACCTGATGGGAGACCAACTGAAATGAAGTTTGAATATATTTTAAACTCAGAAAGATCATCTGCATCTTTTGAAGATGGAACTGGCAAAATCTCACAAATATCAGAAGTTCCATATACTAACCCTAACTACGATGATATTAACTCTGTAGGTAGAAGTTGGATATTTGAATATGCTTTAGCACTTTGTAAAGAAATGTTAGGGTATGTACGTGGTAAATACCAAACAGTCCCAATTCCTGGAGATACAGTTTCACTAAATCAAGGAGATTTAATTACAGCAGCAACCTCAGAAAAAGAAAGATTAATTGATAGATTAAGAGCTTATTTAGATGATACTTCAAGAGAGAAATTATTAGAAAGAAGAGCTACTGAGGGTGATTTACTGATGACAGAATTATCTAAAGTTCCATTCCCAATTTATATAGGATAATATGGCATTATTTGGATCTGCAAGAGATATAAGTTTATTTAGACACGTTAATAGAGAACTATTAGCTGATATTATTACCCAACAGTGTTCTTTTTATAAGTATAAATTAGAAGAAACCAAAGTAAACATTTATGGTGAAGCAGCTGAGGAAAAATACTATATGGGGCCCGTATTGTTAAACTGTTTGATAGAAAGAACAGAACAAGAATACCCTGAAACCGATTTAGGTACAGATTTTACATGGGGAGCTACATTTAAGTTCTTAAGAGATGATTTATTAAATAAATTAGAAGATTTTAATGAATTCTTTGCTCCTACAAACTACCAATATGGGGCTAATTTAGTCCCTGAGGTTGGAGATATTATTATGTATCAAGATGGCTATTATGAAGTAGATAATACAGATGCTAACCAGTATTTTATGGGCAAAAACCCTGACTACCCAAATAATGTTAACCCAATAAACCCAGGATTAGAAAATTTTGGTTCTTCAATATCAATTATTTGCAAAACTCATTATGTGCCTGCAGATAAGTTAGGAATTTCACAAGAAAGATTATATACTGGAAACAATGGCAGATAAAGGAAAAACACCAACCCCAAAATCACAAAGAGAAATAAGTGTTTCTCAACAACAACCTTATAACCCTCCACAAGGTGCTATGGGGTTTACTGAAACTGGTAATCCCAACAATGCTAATATACCTAATAGGGGAAATCAAGTATCTTTTAGAGATGATACTACAAAACCCTTTAGTTTAGGGTTTAAAGAAATTGATGAAGCTATATCTTATTACATGGATAATATTATTAAACCTACTGTAATGCAAAATGGTGTAGTCCAAAAAGTCCCATTTATTTATGGTTCTCCTGAAAGGTGGAAACAAGTTCAAAAGGATGGGTACTATAGAGATTTAAAGGGTAAAATTATGTTACCTTTGATTACATTTAAACGTAATAATATTGAAAAAATTAGAAGTGTTACTAATAAGTTAGATGCTAATAATCCTAACAATGTTGCTGTTTGGACTAAAAATTACACTGAAAGAAATGCTTATGATAATTTTGGTATATTAAATAATAGACGTCCTGAAAAAGTAAATTATGCTATAGTAGTCCCAGATTATGTTAATATAACTTATGATTTTATAGTATCTACTTATTATGTAGAACAATTAAATAAAATAATTGAAGCTATTAACTATGCTTCGGATTCATATTGGGGAAATCCTGAAAGATTTAAATTTAGAGCTAGAATTGATAATTTTTCTACACCTGTTGAAATTCCAACAAATGGGGAGAGAGTAGTTAAATCAACATTTACATTAAAATTATATGGCTACTTAGTTCCAGATAATATCCAAAAACAACTTTCATCTTTAAAGAAATTTTCAAATAAAACAAAAATTATATTTAATATGGAAACTACCCAAAACATAGAAGATATCAATACAACCCCCCAAACACCTAACCCACGAACTGAAATTAGCTATGATGGGGGTTTTACTGAATTTAACGAACCATCTAAATAGTATAGGGTTTTGTAATATTTATAAATAAAATTAAATGGGAATTGTATTAAGACAAAATAAGGGCTCAGAATTAACCTTTTCAGAAGTAGATGGTAATTTCCAATCTCTTTATTATTCTAGTTCTTTATCAGGAACAAATCTTAGCTTATTTTATGCAAGTAGTAGTGTTACCCATAGTATAGATTTAGGAGGGGTTATACCTACAGGATCTTTTATGATCACTGGTAGTATAATAGGAAATATAATAACTTTTACAAAAGCTGATAATACTACATTTGCTATAACTGTACCTTCAAGTGGTGGTGGTGGTGGTGGAAGCGGAATATTTATTCAAACTGGTTCTTTTTATGCTACTACAAACGATTTACAAGTAACAGGTTCATTTAATGTTTTAGGTAATAATACAATAGATGGGGATATAAGTGCAAGTGGAAACTTATATGTTGAATCTGTAGCAGAAAATTCAAATACAGATTACAAAACAGTAGTATATAACCCAGTATCTGGGAAATTCTTTAGAACTGGTTCATATGGTGGAGGTGGTGGTGGTGCTACTACAGATGGTATATTCAAAGTAGTATCAGGTACTGATATATTTGCTACAACCTCTTCATTACAAGTAACAGGAAGTACAATTCAACAATCTCCATTTACTGCAACAGGAGCTAATATAACAGCTTCAAATGCTGGAACTGGGGGTGGAACTGATAAATACGCTATGACTGTATCAGAGTCAGTATGGCATTATACAGACAATATTGGTGTTCCAACATCAAAAGCATGGAAAACCGATTTAGAAGGTTCATATTTTAACAATTTTGACCATAACACAGACACAGCTGAAATTGTAAGATTCATGGCTGGTTTACTAAGTGCTTCAGCACCCGACGCAGCACCTAATACACGTACATATGCGAGTTTAGGCGTTATAACCACAAACACAGGAACAGGCACAGCACCCGTAGGTACTATCCCTCAATCGAGTACTAACGATGTAATTAATTATTTAAATAGTAAGGGGTTTGCAAATGTTGGATCTACAATATTTAATGGAATTGGTACAATTTATAATAACTCATCATATTTAAAACAATACACATCTGTAGCAGGTGGTTCTACACTTGTTTCATCAGATTCAACTGATGCTCAATTATTTGGGATAGGAAACATAGGACAAGCATTCAATGTATCAGGATCAGATCGATACATATATTACAACAATGCAGCTAAATCACCAACAACTGCTACTTCCTCTTCAGTTCACATTTTAACAAAAACTGGGGCTGGAACAGCTAATGGTTTAACAGTTGGGAATATATCAACAGGAAACCCATTAATCCCTAATGCTTATCAAGATGGAAAATTTGCTAGTATATATCAACAAAATTTATATAATGGTGGGATATCATTAACTAATGTAACATCATCTGGTTATTATTATTTTTCATCATCTATAGGTATACAATCAGGTTCATCTAACTATTCAGATTTCTTTGCTCAAAACCAAGAAATATTTTATGCACCCACAACACAAATTAATTCAGGTGTACCTACTAATGTCCCCACTATAGGATATTATGGTAGTGCTTCAATAACGGCAACCTCTAGATCACTTTCAGGTGCTCCTTACTTACAAACTGCAACTTGGCATTCTTCAGCATCAATTTCAAATGGATTTAACCCCCTATATGCTTCAATTGCAAGATTTGCAAGTGTTGATAAATCTAACTCTCTCATAAGTAAAGCAAATGGGGGTACTGGTGTTTATCAAGGAAGTACAAGTGGGGGTACAATTCAAACCTCTAACTTTATATATGACGCAAGTGGAACCACAGCAAGAACAATAGGGACAATCCCACAAGAAACAGATTTAGTAAAATTAACTGCTAGTTTATCGTTTAATGCAGGTACTGGTGGTGATGAAAATATTAACCAATCGGGGTTAGGTATTACTACATACGATACTCAAGACCAGTGTAGGAATAGGCTTGGAAGTTTACTCTCAGTTAACACTAATACCTTTCAATTTTTTAAACCTGGAACATTTTCTCAAAATGCATTATCTGGTTCAATGGGTTATTATGGTAGAGCTCAAGGGTATGATGGAAGTGCATTAATTGGAACAACTACATGGACTGAAAACTTCTCAGGTGAAGATAATAGAATAAAAATTAATAATAATTTACTTGTAGGAACTTATGCTGGTGGTGATAAATTTACCACATCTACCACTGACGAATATATTTTAGATCCTCTAGAATTACAAGTAAAACCTGGCCATCTAGTTGAATCTGGGGGCTCATTTGGGTATTGGTCACCTGCTAACCCATCATCAGGAGATTATATTTATTATGCTAGAGCATTTCAAAGAAATTTAAATACAGGAGCTGGTAGTGTAACTATGAGTTTAGGTACTACATTACAAGCTTGGAATTCAACTAATAATGGAATATCAGCCGCAATAATATTTAAAAGTTCAGGAACTGGGAATTTCACCCCACCAAGAATATACGACCCAACAGCAACCACAGATAACCTTATTGAAACTAGTATAGCTAATGATGGGTTTAAAAATCCATTCACTGCTAACATAGCTCTTTACGGGAATAGTGGTGGTAGTATAGATGGAAATGACTATAACATGCCTATGAGGAGTGGAGATGGTATGAGCTTGGATGCTTCAGATAAAGATTTTATAGTTATAATAAGATATAAAAATGATCCCACTCCTATAACTAATATTAACATAACAATTGCTTAAATTGAATAAAAACAAAAAATGGCATTAGATAAAATAAAAAAATCAAATAGGTTACTTGCTAGTAGGAGGTATACCATGGAGCAGAGCACAGATGCTCAAGAAGCATTTACACAAGTTCTTGACATTAATGCCTCTGAAATCTATATTGATCAAGCTGCTATCCCAGCTACTGCATTACCTTACTCAGGAAGTACTCAAGATGGGGAGTATGTTTTATCTAGTAGCGTTGATTTATTAAGATATTATCATCAAGAACAATTAACACCTTCAAATGTTGTTAATGGTTCAAAAACAGAAGTATTCTTTTTAATATCGTCATCAGGACATGATCCAGCTGTAGCCGTTACACCTCAAATTATACAAACAGGACAACAAGGAAGTTTTATTTCCCCAAAATACTCAGACCCAACATTAACAAATTCTGATACAGAAGATATAACACCTGGTTATAATGTAACTATTAGAGTAAATGGTACTAAACAAAACCCATCAAATTATCAATTTGACTATAAAACAGGTGTAATTCAATTTACAACACAGGCTGCATCTCCAACAACAGGTGATACAGTTGTATGTTCAGTTTACCAGTATGTTGCTAGAACATTAAGTGATAGTGTTGGGGGTGGGAGTGGAGCAGGTTTCCCATTTACAGGATCAGCGCAAATAACAGGTTCAAATGGAGGTTTTGCAGTAACTGGTAGTAGTACTTTTGATATAAGTGGTACTAATGATGATTTTAAAATAGAATCAGCACCAATTCAAGATTTCCCATTTCTATTAACTTATGCTACGGGATCTGGAAAAATAGGATATATTGAAGTATCAAGTGGTACTAGTGGTATAGCAGGTTCAAATGGAACAACAGGCCAATCTGGTAGCTCAGGTTCAAATGGTTCATCAGGGCTAAGTGGCTCATCAGGTTCTTCAGGTTTATCAGGAACTTCAGGCTCTTCAGGTTTAGCAGGCTCTTCAGGCTCTTCAGGTACTACAGGTTCTTCAGGTTCTTCAGGTTTAGCAGGCTCTTCAGGCTCTTCAGGAACTTCAGGCTTATCAGGTTTAGCAGGCTCCTCAGGCTCTTCAGGTACTACAGGCTCATCAGGCTCATCAGGTTTAGCAGGTTCATCAGGAGAAAGTGGTATAACGGGTTCTTCAGGCTCTTCGGGTACTTCGGGTACTTCAGGTTTAGAGGGTTCTTCAGGAGATAGCTTTACATCAGGAACAGCAGGTTCTTCAGGTTCTTCAGGTACAACAGGTACAACAGGTTCATCTGGTTCTTCAGGTGGTGTTGCTTTGAATGGTCAATTTAAAACATCCCGAGCATTAGATCTCCCAGTTTCAGTAATTACAACAACTGCTAATGGTCAAACAACAGCATTATCAACAACTTCAAATGGTTCAGGTACAGGGGCAACAATAATAGTTGATAATTTTGAAGTAGGTAACCCAGGTACTTCAATTCAAAATGCAACAATATCAAATGTTGGTGTAGGTGGGTATTTAGCGGGTGATACAATAACAGTAAGCCAAACTAAAATGAATGTTGATGGTAACATGGGTACTGTAGGTGGTGACTTAGTAATTACTATACTTGCTGCTGATATGGCATCATCATCACCAACATCAGGTACATCAGGATTAAGTGGTACATCAGGAACTACAGGTACTACAGGAACAAGTGGTTCAGGTGCAGGTGCCGGTACATCTGGAGAATCAGGAACATCAGGTTCAAGTGCTCCTTCGGGTACAAGTGGTTCATCAGGTACAAATGGTACAACAGGAATAGCAGGAACAAATGGTGAAAGTACTGAATCAGGTACAAGTGGTACAGCAGGTTCTGCAGGTACAACAGGAGATGCTGGTGTGAGTGGGGCAAGTGGTACAAGTGGTACCGCAGGTTCAGCAGGTACATCAGGAGATACTGGTGTGAGTGGAGCAAGTGGAGCAAGTGGTACAAGTGGTACAGCAGGTTCCTCAGGTACATCAGGAGATACAGGAACAAATGGCGAAAGCACAGAATCAGGTACAAGTGGTTCTTCAGGAACTAGTGGTACAACAGGTGTTATAGGAACAAATGGCGAAAGCACAGAATCAGGTACAAGTGGTACAAATGGTACAAATGGTACAACAGGAGTAGCAGGAACAAATGGTGAAAGTGCCGAATCAGGTACAAGTGGTGCTTCAGGTACAAATGGTACATCAGGAGTAGCAGGAACAAATGGCGAAAGTGCCCCTTCAGGTACAAGTGGTGCTTCAGGTACAAATGGCACATCAGGAGTAGCAGGAACAAATGGCGAAAGCACAGAATCAGGTACAAGTGGTTCTTCAGGTACAAATGGTACATCCGGAGTAGCAGGAACAAATGGCGAAAGCACAGAATCAGGTACAAGTGGTACAAATGGTACAAATGGTACAACAGGAATAGCAGGAACATCAGGTTCAAGTGCTCCTTCAGGTACAAATGGTACAAGTGGTACAAACGGCACAACCGGAGCATTAGGTACAAGTGGTGAAAGTGGAGCAGATGGTACAAGTGGTACAAATGGTACAAATGGTACAACCGGAGCATTAGGTACAAGTGGTGAAAGTGGAGCAGATGGTACAAGTGGTGCTTCGGGTACAAATGGTACATCAGGAGTAGCAGGAACAAATGGCGAAAGTGCCCCTTCAGGTACAAGTGGTGCTTCAGGTACAAATGGCACATCAGGAGTAGC